GGATATGGCACTAAGACTACATCAGTTATATCAAATGCTACTAAGTTAATTAAATCATCCATTATAGGCTCTGTGATGCAGTAATTTATTTCTACATCAATCCATCCACCTTTATTCTTTTCATCCAGATGCAGCTCACTTAATTTCATTTCTTGAGCTACTTCATTATTACAGGCTGGTAATACTTCGCCTGTATCAAAGGTATAAGGATGAGGTGATGTAAAATTCACCACTACCAGTTTATTTTCCAGTCTTATAGCTGGATATTTTTTTATCAATAACATAATATTTGTTCCTTTCAAGTGATAAGAGGCAGTAACAGAAGTTATCACTGCCTCTATAGGTTATAAATAATTAAACTTCTACAGGATTTGTTTGAAGCTTAAAATGTGTTTGAAATGCTGCCTTGTGAGCAACATTGAACAGGAGATCCAGAACTTTATATGTCTCATCATCCCAGTTCTCTTTACTTGGAGAAACTTGAAGGAAAATATTGTCTTGTTCTCCTTCCAAATCTCCATAAAAGTTTATGTCAATAGATTCTCTTCCCAGAATCTCTTCTGGGCTTATATCAGGCTTATATCTCTCGTTTGTGACTGGAAACCAGCCAAGAGACTGTTTACCAGATTGAGAGAAATGAATAGGGAGAGAACCTTCTATAGAGCCCTCAAGAGAGTTGTTCCAAGTTGGAGAAATTGTTTCAAACTCGAAATGCAAGAGAGCTTGATGACTCTGATATGCACAGGTATTCATTACTTGCCATTCCAATTTATTGATTATAAAGTTAGACCTATCCACTAATTTGTGGATGAGGTTTAAGAGTGTATATTTCTCTCCTGTAGTAGGAGAGATTATATTGAAAGTTGTTGTCATGATTATATTCCCTTACTTGTGATTAAACAGAGATATAAAACTATCTAAGTGATAGTAAACTTCTCTCTGTAAGTGAAGTTTTATGTTTAAAATGTTTGGGAAAAGAGTTTTGTTCTTTGGGTGCATGGGAGGCAGGATAATCTACCTCCCAATGTCTGATGGCTGTCTAAGCCGTTTCGCTGTTGTCCCGGGTTTCAGTCTCATCAGGTGCATCTTCATACCCTAAATATAGAAGAAAATCTCTTTTGATTTCTACTTTCGACCTGAGAGAGCCTTTGGAATCGTAAGCAAATTCTAATGACTGTTCACCTGTTCCAGATAACTCACATATATATGCAATCTGATATTCAGGCTTCGAGAGGTCGATATGGGCTGACATATCATTCAGCCACTGAGACCTAACATCACCTTCAGTCTTTTTCCCTTTGGGAGTGATAGTCATTCGGGGACCAGAAAAATTCTCTTCATCAGAAAATCCATCTATCTCCATACCAAATACTCTTTTGGTCTGTGTGGATTTCTGTTCCGAGTAAACAATTTTTCCATCTGCTAATAATGATGGATATACTTTCGTAAGAATAACACTAATCTGTGCAAAGTTTGACATAATCTAATGTCCTTTCATAAGTCGAGATAAAGATATTGAAAGTATATTTGCTCGACATCCAAATATACCCCCAAAACCAAAATAGATATATGTCTAACTGCACTATTGCTGGATAGTAGAAGATGTATGTGAGATAAGAGTAGGATGTATGTATAGTAGAGAGATAAGTTGGATAGGATATAATAGTATATAACCTAATGAAACATAAGTGGAAAAGTTTAAAGAAAAATCTAAAAGAAGGGTGCTACATCTTAAATCTAACCCCGTATTAAAATGCTTCAAATTTTAAAAAGTCTTGTTGTAACTTATATAATATGCGTACATATATTATCAAAGGCATAGAGCATCCAGTGTATGAATCTCTTGAAGAAGTACCCAAAGGTCTTAAGTATACTAAAGACTGGAGAAAAGCAGATGTAGGAGATTGGGTGTTGGCTGAAGATGGCTGTGTGATACAAATCCTTCGTAAAGGCTATATGTGGAAGAATAAAGGGCATACAGTAAGAAGAACTTATGTGGGAACTTGTACAGGCTCTTTTGTCTGCACCAAAGGTATGGAGATGAATGCAAAGAAGCATAGAAATATATACAACTTCAGCTCTTGTCTTGAGGGAGAAGAGGAATCTATACATCCTTTAAGAATAGCGAATGATACTGTTACAAAGTCTGAAGCTGCTTTTGCTGCTTTTGTTTCTTCCGGTATGGATCTGACTGAAGCATATCTAAAAGCTTTTAATGCTAAAAGCAGAGGATATGCAGATATAAGATCAGCTATGCTTATAAGAAAGGAAAGAATTAGAAAGATTATGAAAGAAGAACTGAAACCGGTTATGAAGTCTCTGGGGATTGATCCGGAACTTGTACTAGCCGGAATAAGAGATATAGCCTTAAACCCGGAGACTAAAGATTCAGATAAACTGAAAGCCCTGTTTGAGCTTGGTGATATACTGGATCTGAAAGAGACTCAAAGGACTACTGAAGTCTCTGGAGCCCTATTCCAAGGCTTCCAACCACAACAACTAGAGAATGTAGACAGACCTAAATTAAAGGAGGCTAAAAATGCCTAAAGTCGGTAAAACAGAATTTCCATATACTAAAGCAGGGATGCAGGAAGCTAAAGCTTGGGCTGAGATGACCGGAAAGCCTTTGAAGAGCTATCAATTTGGTGGTGGAATGCATAACCCTCCAAGAAACTTAGCAGCTATGGGTAGAGCTGGTGATAATATGATCAGACCAGTTGCAGGCAGACCCTCTCATGTGAATCCAGTAGAAGCCGGGATGATAGACAGATTTGGTAAAGCTGGTCAACAGTTTGCTCAGAGAACAGGCAGTGGAACTGTTAATCCCAGAACTGGTCTACCTGAATATAGCTGGTTTAGCAAGAGGGTATTGAAGAAGGGAGAAAAAGGAGGGGCAGAAGACTGGTGGAATAAGAATGTAAAGCCTATTGGTAAGAAGAATGTTTGGGAGGGTTTTGGAGATATTCTAGGGCTTGTAGATCCTACTAATTGGTCCTCTGCTTTGACCTGTATAGGCACTAGGGGTGAATCGCATGATTCTTGTATGAATAGAAGGGCTAATATGGGATTAAGTAGTATACCTTGGTCAGATGCATTGGCTGCCCTGTGGGCTAGTGAAGGAAAGATAGGACAACATGGAGAAGTATATATTCCGAATCAGCTCCATACTGGTGTAGATGTAACAGATTTTGGAGCAGATAATCAAGGGGGTGTAACAGATTCGCAAGATCTTACAGATGAAGAAAGAGAGGCTATTCTAGAAGCTTATGGAGATAGCACTGCATTTGTAGATGATCCACCTCCACCGCCTCCACCGCCAGTAGATCCACCCCCGGCTCCACGTTCTCTTAATCTCTGGGGCTTCAGCCCATTCAAAAAAAGCTCTGGAGGTGATTGGCTGGATGTGATGGATAAACTTCTAAAAGGTGATATAGAGAAAAAAGAGCAGGGAGGTATGATAGAAGGGGCTAAGAATACTTCCACTCAACGGTTTACCGGAGGATATCCTAAGTGGATGACAGATGAAAAAGAAGTGTTAAGATCTATTAATAACTTTAATCCGAAGGATAATGGGCAAGTCAAGCATGTGCAGCATCTATTAAAGTTTAAAGGCTATTATAAGGGCAAAAAGGATGGAATGTATGGTCCGGCTACAGCTAAAGCTATACAGGATTTTAACCATGATTGGAACATGCATACCAAAGTTCCATACAGAGGTAAAGTGGATACAGTATATAGCAGGGATATGACTCCAAGTCATATACTCTGGGGGAAGGATAAAAAGGGAGGTGGTGGGATGATAGCCGGAACTCACATGGCTAAGCCTTTTTATAAGAATGGTGGGAAGCTTCCTAAAGGCTGGCATATGTGACCAAAGAGTAAAAAACCTCATCCAGTTGGGATGAAACACTAAAGGAGAATAGAATGCCGAAGAAGGCAGTGGAAAAGAATGGTAAAGATGATGTTATGAAGTATATCAAAGCTCAGAAAGACTTGGTGAATCTGCATGACGATCATATCAAAGATATTAAAAGCTCTTTAAAGACGATTGAATCTAAGCTCAATAAAGCTTTAGGGAGACTTGGAATCTCCTAATATAAATCTCCACAATGTCTCCAGAGAAGAAGAAGCTCTAAGAAAAGCTTATAGTGATATAATAGCCTTTGGAAAGCTCTTTCTTCCTAAAGATTTTATGAGAAGTGAGACTCCTTGGTTTCACTATGAAGTGGCAGATTCTATTATGGATGAATCTATTAAACAGCTGGGTATCTTCATGCCTAGAGGTCATGGAAAAACAGTTCTAACTAAAGCTGATATAATGAGAAGCTTCTGTTTTAACCAGAAAGACTTTGAATGGGGCTTTATAAAAGAGAAACCGGATCCATTCTTTTATGGCTGGGTATCGGCTACACAGGTCTTGGCAGTCGGTAATATGAACTATGTTAAAGAGCATATAGAGACTAATGATGTTATCAGATATTATTTCGGTGATTTAAGAGGTAGGAAGTGGACAGAGAATGACATAGAATTTAGAAATGGCTCTAAGCTTATATCCAAGTCTAATATATCCGGTATTCGTGGTGGAGCTAAACTGCATAAAAGATATGATTTAATAGTCTTAGATGATTTTGAGGATGAGAATAATACCTTAACCCCTGAAGCAAGAAACAAGAACGCTAATCTTATCACTGCAGTTGTTTTCCCTGCTTTAGAGCCTAAGACCGGAAGACTCAGGATTAATGGTACCCCGGTGCATTATGACAGCTTTATTAATAACTTGATAGTTAACTTTGAGAAATCAGAGAAGCAGAAGAAAAGTTTTAGCTGGACTGTAAAACTGTATAAAGCAGAGATGCAGGACAAGGTGCTTTGGGATAGCTGGTTTCCCAAGAAAGAGCTTGAGAGGAAGAAAAAGTTCTATGTAGATTCTGGTCAGCCGTATAAGTATTGGCAGGAATATATGATGGAAGTGCAGAGTGAAGCTGATTCTATTTGGACTCGTCAGCATATAAAAGAGTATGAAGGAAGCTTTATGCATGAACCGGAGCAGGGAATAAGTTTTATTAACTTTGCTGATGGAGATACAAAGCCTGTTAATGTCTTTGCAGGAGTGGATCCGGCTACAGATTCTCAGAGAAGGGATGCTGATTTCTCTGTGGTGATTGTGGTGGCGACTGATGAAGATAATAATATATATGTGCTTGACTATATACGTAAGAGAGGTATACCGGTCTTAGCTATAGTGGGAGAGAAGACTAAAGGTATAGTGGATCATATGTTTGATTTGAATAGTATATATCATCCTAATTTATTTGTTGTGGAAGATACTACAATGTCTAAACCTGTGATGCAGTCTTTAGTATCAGAGATGAAGAGAAGAAATGACTTTGGAGTGAAGTTTAAAGCAGAGAAACCGGGAACCCGCATGTCTAAGAGAGACAGGATACAGGAAGTTTTATCTGCCAGATTCTCTATTGGTCAAATACATATTAAAAAAGAACATTTAGATTTACAGCATGAGATTCTTACATTTGGACCTCGGATGAGCCATGATGATACTATAGATGCATTGGCTTATGCCTGTAAATATTCCTATCCTATAAAGGGGATTGGAGAAACTGAGGGTAAATATCGGAAAAAGAAACCAAAGGCTAAAAGCTGGGTGGTTGCATAAAGGAGTAGATATGTCGAAGAAGAAACAACAAGGTGGTTATCTCAAAGGACCTTCTCATAAGAATGGGGGTATGCCTGCTATTGTAGCTGGACAGGAGCCGGTAGAGCTTGAAGGTGGTGAATATATTGTCCAAAGAAAGATTGTAGATGCAGTTGGTAAAGAAAATATGGACAAGTTTAACAAAACAGGAAGAATGCCTGCTATGAAAAAAGGTGGAAAAGTCAAGAAGAAGCAGATGGGTGGAAGAATGGCTCCTCCTATGAATCCCAGATTTAAAAAGAATGTAAGATATATGGAGGGGGGTGGAGAAGTTTCTGTTACTAATGATAAGGCAACTGTTGGTGATATTGCAACAGTTCATTCACATTCTGGATATAAGGTTGGCAAATAGTGGCAAATAAGAAGGCTGAAAGAGTAGAGGTTCTTTATCAAAGACTAAAATCTTCACATAGAGATCAATGGCTTTATGTCAATCAGAGAGGTTATGACTTCTCTAATGATAACCAATTATCTTCAGAAGAGGAAACTTTTTTAAATGATAGTGGAATGCCTGATTTTACTATTAATAGAATAACTCCGGTAGTAGAGATGTTAAACTACTATGCAACAGCCAATAATCCAAGATGGCAGGCTATAGGAGTGGATGGCAGTGATGCAGATGTTGCAGCAGTCTTTTCAGACATGGCTGACTATGTATGGGCTTCTTCTAATGGGCAGACACTACTTTCTAATGCTGTAAATGATGCAATTACAAAGTCTTTGGGCTATCTGCATATTACAGTGGATCAGAATCTTGATCAGGGTCTTGGTGAGGTGGTTCTACATCAACCAGATCCATTTGATGTATATGTGGATCCAAAGAGTAGAAATATGCTGTTTAAGGATGCTGCATATATTATGGTCAAGAAGATGCTTCCAAAGTCTCACTTGAAGAAGATTTATCCAGATAGTATGCGGAAGATAACTAAGGCAGCATCTAATGATTCAGAATATTCTCTTTCCCAGAGGTCTGCAAACGAAGATCAGAAGGATATACTTCAAACAGATATCACTTCTACATATGATGAGAAGGGTGAAGATGATCCTCTGGTGAATCATTTTGAGCTGTATGAGAAGATTAAAGTTGCATATATTAATGTTTTCTATAAAGTTCCTCCAAGTGAAGAGAAGATGAAAATGATCAGGCAGCAGGCTAAAGCTAAGGCTGATATGCTGAAACAAGAGCTTGGAGTGAAGCTTAAAGAACAGCAGATGCAGATGGAGGAGGCTGTTAAAAGTGGTGGTATGATTCAGGAGAGGTATGAGCTGGAGATGAAGAAAGCCACTGAAATGATGACAAATCAAGTGAAGGCAGCTTTAAAAGAATTTCAAAAGCAGTTTGAGGCTCTTAATACCAAGATAGATAATAAAGTAGTTACAGAGAAAGAGTTTAAGATATTATCTAAAGATGATAACTTCTCTAATATGATTACAGATACTATAAGATTTTATGATAATAGAATTAGAATTACTTGTGTTGTCGGGGATCAACTTATTTATGAGAGAATACTTCCGGACAATATAAAAGATTATCCAATAGTACCCATTCACTACAAATGGATTGGCACACCTTATCCTATTTCAGCAGTTTCTCCGTTAGTCGGAAAGCAGAGAGAGTTGAATAAAGCTCATCAACTTATGATTCACAATGCATCTCTCGGTTCCTCCTTGCGTTGGATGTATTACGAAGGCAGTATAAATGAAGAGACGTGGGAGAAGTTTTCTTCAAGTCCGGGTGCCTTACTCCCGGTAAATCATGGCTACGAGCCTCCTAAAGAAGTTATGCCGGCTCAACTCTCTAATGCTTTCTTTGGGATAGTGAATGAGGGTAAATCTGATATGGAATACTTGGCTGGAATATATTCAGCTCAACAAGGAGATACAAAAGCTACTCAGGATATGCCTTATCGTGGTATGCTTGCTATGGATGAATATGGAACAAGAAGGGTTAAGTATTGGTTAAAGCATTCAATAGAACCTTCACTTGTTCAAATAGGTGAAGTAGTAAAACAGTTTAGTCAGGCTACATATACAGCACATAAGGTTGTTAGAATAGTCCAGCCCAATGCAATACGTGATAGCAAAGAGGTTGAAATTAATAAACCACTTTATAATGATTTCGGGAAGGCTGTGGGCAAGTGGAATGATTATGCTGCTGCTAAGTTTGATATAAGACTTGTAGGCGGTTCTACTATGCCTGTTAATAGATGGGCTTATTTACAGGAATTAAAAGAGCTTGCAGAATCTGGAGTTATAGATCCAATGGCTGTATTAGCTGAAACAGATATACGAAATAAAGAAAAGATTGCAGAAAGAATGAGCAAAGTGAAACAGTTACAAGGACAGATAGGTGGTCTGGAAGAGCAGGTAAAGGATAGAGATGGAACTATAGAAACCCTCGAGAGACAGCTTGTACAGGCTGGTATTAAAGATAAGATACGGCAGGCAGAGGTTGAGATATCCAAGAAGAAGCATGATGTGGGTGCAAAGAAGGATAAGGAGTACTATAGAACAGATGCTGAAACAACTCTACAGAAGCAAAATATTAAGAGAGAAGCAGATTTAAGTAAGAGACGTATGCAGGATGCAGTAAAAATGTTTGAAAAATCCTTGCAGCATACAAATAATAATAAATAACTTAAGGAGTAACGATGAGTAGTAAAAAAGACAGTAACCCTGATATTGAGACTGTTCTTGAAGGAGATACAGGAGAAGCAGAAGGCTCTGATTCTTTTTTCGATAGCTTAGAGAAACAAGTTAATGGTCAAGTCTCTAGTGATGAAACTAATGACTTACAACCAGAAACAGAACAGGTAACTCAGCAACAAACTGACCCTGAAGTCACTGGCAATGATGAAGTTGACTTGAAGGCTGAAGTTAAGAATCTCAAGAAGAGATACTCTGACTCCAGCAGGGAGGCTCAAAGATTAAAAAGTGAGCTTTCAGGTGTTGAAGGTATAACTCAGTATAAGCC